GAACCAAAATCGCATGGGTAGGCACAATGGGCAGCGGTGAGCCCGACACGTGGTTCAGGAACAGTGTAGGAAACGGACTCCACACCAAGTACTGCCTCGAACAAAACAACATGGTTCTCATTTCCATGGCTGTTAGTGGTGATGACTCATATGCCATCATTCTCAGTCAACATCCATTTCAGGAAATTGGGAGCCTTCTCGCGGATAGCGCGACTAGACTGGGGTACATCGCCAAGACCATCGTACACCCAGTCAATCCCGGTGAGACAAATCCAGTGGTGGGTTTCTGTTCTCACAATCTCCATCCAAAAGGCGACGGTTATGTCATGCTCCCCAGCATCGGCCGCAAGCTTGCACGCATGGGCCTAGCCAGGGCCCACGTGCCCGGAGCGGATACAGTCCGCGCTAACATCCACGCTGAGTGGCCCAGACTTTCAAGAACCCCACTCATCCGTGCACTCGCCCAGGCTCTGTACAGACACTTAGCCCCCGAAGACAAAGGCAAGGGCATTGCGGAGAAATTCACATTCAAGGTAACACAACCTGAATTTCCCCTGGACGATTACCGACCACGCGGCCTAGAGCCCTGGCAGTATGATGTCTTGTCCTCCTACAACGTCGGCATAGAAGCCGTTAAGTGGTGGGAGGCCAACATCTATAGGTTCATCACATTCCAGACCACCGATGATGAATCACGGAAGATCGTTCAGATTTCCAACCGCTTCTTAGAGTAGAAGAGCGGGGAGGCATGCTATAAAAATTGAGCTATCGATCTCTAGCGGATCGGTTAACGTCCCACGTGCCTCTGCCGTGGGCGCACTGGCCAATAATTAGCAATGCCACCACCCAAGCCTGTCGCTTAGAATACGGACTATGACTAATGTCCGGGCCAACGACAAACGCCCGCGTTGAAGCGGGACACGAAAGAGGAACGGGTCGCGCCCGTCACGAGTACCCCGTACGGGCTACTCTTGCGGATTTATTCCGCCCATCGAAGTCTAACTTCACACGTGGGAAACCAC